CAAACTTAAAGATGAGTTTACTACAAACGAACAAACTCAACTTATAAAATATGCATTAAAATACTTCACAGATGAAGAATATAAAAGTCTACTGCAAACAATAGCTGACGATCTTCTAATCGACCTCGATGAAGAAGAAGATGACCAATAATAACTAACTAACCACACACCAAAAATAATATCATGTACTATATAAATAACTCACAAGAAGTATCCTTCGATGCACTTACTAATGTCCCTGCGGAGCCAACCAAAGATATATCTCCTAGCAAACGTTGGAAACCCGTGCCTCACCATCACCTAGTAGAACTAGTCAAAGACAGTGTAACCTCTCAAGGTTTCAGCATTCATCAAGAACGCTACGGTTTAGACAAACACCGTAATCTATTCGGTATCATCAAACTAGAACGCGAAGATCATAACAACGGTACCTTCCGCAATGTCATTGGCATTCGCAATTCTCACAATCAAGACTTCTCTGCCCAACTTGTTGGCGGTGCAAATGTAATGGTCTGTGACAATCTCATGTTCTCTGGTGAATTCAGTGACTCACGCAAACATACAACTCATGTACTGCGCGATCTACCACAAATCGTTTACTCACTAACTGACAAAGTAGTTGGGTCTTATGCTAATCAAACCTGTCGTTACAATGGCTATCGCATGACATCTATAGACAAATCAGATGTTGCAGACATCATGCATGACGCAACTCGTAATGACTTCGCTATCTCCGGTGGCCAGTACAACAAAGTACTCAACGAATACGAAAACCCGCAGCATGAAGAATTTGAACCTGGCAACGCCTGGTCTCTATTCAATGCGTTTACAGAAATATATAAAGGATACAACGGTGCCAATGTTCGCAAAAGTATTAATCTACACAATGTATTCGACCGTCACTGTAGTGCTGCCATCGAACATGAAATGACAAGCTACGCACCTAATCAACTATCATTAGAAATCGCTGAGTGAATATAGGTTACGCCCTAAAGATCCTCCGCAACCGTAAAAAATATACACCTGCCGAGATCACAGAAGCTAACCGCACTGTCGAAATAATGAACTCGATGCGAATCTGCCCAATGTGCAATTCACGCATCATCTACTACAACCAATACCAATTAGGGGGCTGCTTCCCCTGTTTACAATGGAAAACAATACAACCACATACCAAAACAGCATGAACAATAAACTCAACTGGCAACAAGGTAACGCAAAGTTACCCAAACGCATTATTCACTTCTCACTAGCATCGGGGCATTCGTGCCCTGCTGCTAAGAACTGTCTATCTAAAGCAGATCCGATAACCGGTAAAATCACCGATGGTCCCGAAACAATCTATCGTTGCTATGCCGCAACAATGGAAGCACGACACAGTGCTGTACGACGCAACCGTAATGTTAACTTCAACCTATTACGCAAATGCTCAAGCAAACAAATGTTCACAAAACTACATGCAAGCTTACAACCACTGCATGACAAATACATCAAGAACCACGGCCAACGACCTATCATCCGCGCCCATGTCGGTGGTGACTTCTTCAATAAAAGTTACTTCCTTGCATGGATGCGTTTAGCCAAAGAGTTCAAACCTACACCGTTCTATGCATACACCAAACGCATCGACCTCTGGCTTCAGAACCTCGACCTAATACCTTCGAACTTCGAACTCAATGCTAGCCGTGGTGGACGGTTTGATCATTTGATTGATGAGCACAACCTAAAGTCTGCCGAAGTTATCTACTCTTATGAAGAAGCAGTACGAAAAGGTCTTGAGCTTGATCACGACGACAGTCATGCATACACCCCTGGACCATCCTTCGGTCAACTAATCCACGGCACCCAACCTGCCGGATCTGACGCAAGCAAAGCGTTGCGTAACCTCAACAAAACCCACGGATACACCGGCTATTCTGCTGCCAAGTCCGTATAACACCTAGCTACATATGAATAACAATAAAGAATCTGATAAAACCTACATCGTCGTCTGGTGTACAACTAATAAAAAGTCTGAACTAAATCCAGAAGTAACAACAAATAATTACCAAGTATGCGAATCATTAGATTACGCATGGGAATTATATAATCAACTAATTGAATCAGACTATTGCTACAGTGCAAACATCACACAAGTAATCGAATCAACGGACTATCATCAAACACGCGATGCTAAGATTGTTGATGAGCCAAAAAACATAACCAACGACTTCGATCACTGGATCAAAAAGCTCGATAAAGTAAAATTAAGTGTGACTGAATGGCTATCAAACAATACAGAAAACTTCGAAGAAGAATATCTTATCAATGATGCACGAACAAGTGTACAAAAAGCTCTACTAGCAATCCAAGAAAACAAAACAAAAAATGTCTCAGCCTTACCGACAGCAAACTGTGTAACCGCCGTACTAGATTACATCTTATACAGCGAAATGGGTGGCAACTATGACGCCACTGACTCCTGGCATTCCACCTATCAACTATTAATGGAGCTACGCAACGACAAGATCGACCCCGACGATCTATCATATGTCTCCGATCTCAAACCTCTGAATTAATCCACACACCATCGACCTGAGCATGTCGTAATAACTGCTCATATCTAATCATGAAACTAAAATACTTAATAATATCTAACAGTCGTCACGACGAAATCATACACATCTACAAAGACAATGTATCCAATAAAACAATACTCAAACACCTCACCGAATATCTAGAAGAATCCGATTGGTATATCGAATACATCAACAGTAAAGATGCACAAAATATACCCGGTAACGAATTCGATAAAATAAAATACTTCCTAATAGAATATCACGACACATTCACAAATGTCATTGAAACTAAATTAGAACAGTAAACCACACACCACTATGAATCATAATCTAATCGCAGTTAATCTAACTCACAAAGATGACAACTCACCAATGTCAGTCATCGTACCTGAACCTATGGCCGACAAACTAATCACAATACTTCGTTGTCGTGGATATCAAGTCGATTCACGCCAACCAGCAACCGGTATCACACAAGATTCCTAACCAATAACCACACACCAAATGACAACTAATAATATAGGACCCTTCGCAAAAACTAAACTAATTAAAGAAATAGCAAATCATTGCTACAATAACCACGGAATTATTCATGACAATAATCTCGATAACCTAATCAATAAGATAAAAAACTCATCAGAATGCTACAAAAATGCAAGCATCACTGATCTGTTTACCGCAGATCCATTTCAAGATGACACGCATGACATCATTGAGCGTGACCAAACGGATACACGAATGCCTTCAGAATATTGGAAACTAACAGAATATGCACAAGAATGCATCAATCCAAAATCTTGGATTAAACCACTATCATGAGCAATCTAATCATCGATCCGGCCATCGAACAAAAACTAATCGATCTAGCTATTGATCACATCAAAAAAGTAGAAGCCAATCCTGATGTAAAAACAGAAGGTGACAACTTCGACTATTGGAACAGCTACGAATTACCTGACGGTAACTTCATCGATTACAATATCTACTGCGGTGACGAATGGTGCGAACTCAAACAAGACTCATCAGGCAAATATGTTTATACAAATCCTAACACATGGAGTTGGGATGTAACCTGTTACCATGTAGACCCGCCAAACGATCAAAATAAATACCATCAAATAGATACAGAAATATATAAAGAAATATTAAACTATAATAAGAATCAACCACACACCAAATGAACTGCATAACAAATACCAACACTAAAAAGATTCATGTTAATCAACATAATATAAAGCATAACAATAAACTTATTAAACAAGCTCACGATAACAGTAAATCAATCACCATTGATGATCTCAAACCTGTATTCACAGTAAAAGAATACAACCGTAATACATATGCCTATCAAGTCATGGTTAACGATTCACTTCGTCTAACCTACAGCCCATTCAAACCACTATCATGTGGTGCACATGTCTGGCTTGAAACCAAAGACAATGTACAAATCGTTCAACCCGTATAACCAATCAACCACACACCAAATGAAACAATTAAAAATAACAATCACAATACCTTGTGACAAAGGCTTTCGTAACGAAGAACAAATAATCACAGAAGATTCAACATCACATGAACTGCTAAGAAATTATGCAAACGAGAACATGTATGAAATTAAATCAGAACCAATCCAAATGACAAACGACCAACTCAAAAACCGACTCGCTCATATAAATAGCGACATAGAAATAATCGAAGAAACAATTAAACGAAATGTTCCGATATTATTAAACAATGAATCATATCGTGACACCAAAGTCTTCGCAGAAACATTCAAACAAAACATAACAAATATCTATACAGCATGTGATCTAACAAGTGACGAAGTAGAAAAAAAATGGAGTACTCATGAATCTATACTCCCAACCTATGCAGAGTATACAAAAAACGTGTCGTTATCCGACAAACTAAAAATGTATTACGATGCAGATCTAGATCAACCAATATCAGCCACCAATCTATGCAAAGAAATGGCTGACGCACTATCATCACCAACCTGGCTAGACAGATTCGAAAAAGACTTCGAGAATTACCTTAAAGAAAGAGAATACATACGATGACACACGAAGAATTAATCATATGGGCATCCGGTACATTCCTCACCGAAAGTTTGCCTACCAACTATAACATCTGGACCGATGATCAATTCAATGAATTCATAGAAAGTCACGCATGGGAACCATTCGAAAACTGGCCCACAGCAGACATATATGAATCAATACAAAGTCTAGCACACGATGCAGAATACAATCTCATTCGTCAGTTAATACCGCTCAAAGCTAGTCATAGCTTTCAAACCCATTACGAAGCCTACATTGAATCCATGCTAACCAGTAAATATTCTCACGAAGACATACTTAAATACGCACACATCGCGTGCCACGATCAAGCATGGCTCATGCAAGCACTCAAATCATAACCCCCTTTGTTCAGTAGTTAGTCCAATACACACGCCTCGTCAGCCTCACCCGCTGGCGAGGTTTTCTTTTCTCCCGAGTCATCATGGCTAGCTTACTATCATACATTCCAATATTCGAATACTTCACAGCTCGAGTCTGTTTATCTATGCGTTCCATATCTGCCTATCCCTTCGTTTATGCACAGGGTAAATCCTTCCCCACAACACGGAGCTCAAGTCAGGATTTTAAGATCCTATGGGGTGAAGAGAGAGGCAGGCATCCGTACAGTTCGGTTCGCTTGTATTCAACTAACTACTTAACTCTCAATTCATTAATTATTATGCCTACTATCGCTAACTTAATCGCTAAGGTTCAACTCTCCGCAGGTAAACAATCCCTTCGCATTGTTAAAGCAACGCACGATTCTCAAGGATCTGCGTATCTTCCCGAAAAAAACCAAAAAGAGAATGGCAGAATTGCTATTCTCTTCGGTTCCAATGAGCATGAGGGTCTTGCGTCTGAGTCAGTAATGCCTGATCAGCTTGATTGGGTGTTGCCAATTTGGATAAGCAAACTCAAGGACTCAGTTTCATTTGATCTTGAAACTGACTTCGAATCTGATTTTGCAATGCGCGAATCAATCGTTGCATCTCTCAATGATGCCGTTGGTGAGTACTTTGATATGGTTGTCGAAGAAGCTGACCTTGCTCCAATCAAAGGTACTAAACTCTTCAATTGTACCTTCGCCTAAACCCTCAATCTTGGGCAGGCAGAGTCCGATCCTCTGTCTGCCCCCCCTCTCTATAAATACCAATACTATCATGAAAACATACGCAGAAGAACCTGAAGCAAAGTATAAAATACTTCGTCAACTAGCGAGAATAAGAAGAGATGCCCGTAAAGACGGCATCAATTTAAATAATCGTGATCATGAAAACAGAGGCATCAATGCCTTTGTTGGAGCATTTTGGATGCTCGTACGCTTGCATATCAGTAAGCGTGACAATGTAGAATTCTAATCCACACACCAACTAACTATCATGACACCATTATTTAAAATCGCTAAAAAATTATTCATCGAACGAAAAAAAGAACTCATTAACATGACACCTGATCACAAGTTTCATAATCGAGACACCTTTACTCACATTGAAGATGTTACTTACCACGGATCAGTTAATATTAATGAATCTCTCAATCTAACTCCATCAGAAAAAGATGAATTAGTTACAGCCTGCTATGCTCACGACCTCGGCAAAGTAGAAACATGGAACCCTGAAGGTTCTCCATGGTTTCGTGGTCACGAAGAAGTATCAGCAGATCTTCTCATAGCCAACGGATTCGACAAAGATGACGACATCGTTAACGCAGTTCGCTATCATGGCAGACTTCAACAGTTCGACAAGATGGGTCACAAAGCCCGTCTTAAACTACTTAACAAAATATCCAATGTTAAGCTCTTCATCATGCTACAACTCTGCGATGCCAACGGTTTCTCCGACTACGGTAAAAAACAAGCACTCAATCAACTAGATGAATTTGTAGCATGCTACATAACAGCAGAATTCAGCGATTCAGATTTACCTGTATGGGTTCAAATCATAATAGATAACCATCTACCCGAAGACACAACTGATGCATTCGGTACACCTAATGCATTCGGCGACAACAACGACGATTAATACTATCATGGACAGCATAACAAAAAACCTATTAGACGGACAAGAAGGAAACATCGACAACAAATTAAACTTCCTTAAGTTCAAACAGATTCTAGAAGTCGACTTCATCACAAGTGCTATCGAGTCCTTTTGGACAATACTCGAAGTAAAAGGTGCCGACCACGAATGGATAATGAACAGACTAAGAACACATCTTGGCGAAATGGACAAAGAAGAAGCCCAACACATCTACGATACATGGGAACATGTAAGCAACAACAAAGCATTCAAACCAATCGACCACAGTAATCATCTACCTGCTTCTCCATTCTCACCATATCGATAACCCCCAAACGACCTCGATACTATCACGGTATCGGGGTCTTTTTTTGTCCCGAGTCATTAAAGACAGAGGGCGAGGCATCACTCCCTTCGCACTTAACGGAAGCAAGCTTCCGAGTGCTGGTGCCCTAAAGCCCAAGCCGTGACGCCTCGCCCTCTAAAAGCCAAAGTGGTCGCTATCGCTCCGCTTGACAGAATCCTCCACTGCCACATATCTTGTGTCGTAAAACAATGCAGGGTAAGGGACGATTACGACAGCCCTTAATCCATACGCCTTCGACTGGATTGTGAATCCAATGTGTTAAAGTACGCAAGTCCTTAGTGTACAGGTAGTTGCCAAAGTCGATGTCGACATCGGTGACTAATTTGTGACCGTCCTCGCTCGCAGTACCACCCCCCACATCCCACGGGGTACCACTATCACTACCACTCGCAGTCGCCTATCAATCACAGAAATAAAAAAGTATCTTTTTGAAGGCGCACCCCAACCGGTGGTAGGTGGGGTACCAAAAATGTACCATATTTTTTAAACGAGGACTCCTTATAGAAAAATATGGCAAATCAAAAAGTAGCAATGTTAAGAGAAGATATTCATCAATTTATAAAAGATGAAGACTTCGAACTGGCGATGGGGGCACTTCGCGAAGGGCTCGGAGCAATGCAAACCGTTAGAAAAAACCGTGCAGATGGTGAAAGAGGGGTAGAATACGCTGAAGTTCCGTCGCATACGGTACGTTTAACCGCCGCAAAACTCATGCTTGAGTACGGATTCGGTAAACCGGCGACCAGAGCGGAGATTACGGTTAACGATAATAGCTCAAAAGCAGTCAGTCCGGCCGATATTATGTCCAGATTCCGTCAATCCGGCATCGATTTGAACGAAATCGTCGATATTTACGCAGAATCGGTGCATGAAGTGCCCGTAGAGCTCGAAAATCATGAATGATTACGAGATAGAAGAGTTTTTGAAGCAGCCGTACAACGCGGATGACATAAATCCCGTTGAAACTCAGGATAAAACTCCCCCCTGGAGCTCAGATCAGTATTACGAAGCTTTGATTCCAATGTTGAAGGAGTATGAAGCGTTCCGACCCACAACCTACACCCCAACACTTGGGGACAAAAAGACTATTGGCTTTGGGCACACCGGTAAATACGCAGTTCCCGGAGGAGTAATAGACGAATCGAAAGGCGAAGAGCTTTTACGCCAGGACGCCGAAGCCCGCACTGATGTAATCCGGTCCCAAATACCCGAATTTGATTCTCTACCATTTGAAATTGCTACCCAGCTTGGTCAATCCGCATTCCGTGGAGGCATAACCGGAAGCCCAAAAACGGTTGAACATATTAATAAGGGAGAATTTCAGGAAGCCGCAAAAGAATTCCTTGATAATGATGAATATCGCGATGCGGAAGCTCGTGGAAGATCCGGGATTCGTAAAAGAATGGAGGCTGTATCAGCAGCATTATCGAAACCTGGAACCGGTGTAACTCCAGCCGCAAGTCTAAAAGGAGGTACTTTATGAAACGTAAAAAACAAAAAAAAGAGGCCAGCCCTCAAAAACAGTTTGAGACTGAATTAAGCGGAGTCTTTTTACGCTGGTGGGAGGAATCCGACCTCGACGAAGAGGATATGGCTCAGGCGGCAGTTAAAGTAATCGAGAGATTCTGCGATACCAGCGTTGAATTTGAAGCAGATTTCGATCTGGAGGAGTGATGCACAGCTTAGAAGAGATAAAATTTATGAACACGCCTGCTGAGGTTAAGCGTCGTCAGGCAATAGCGAGGAAAATGAATAGTGCCAGCAAGAAAGAAAAAGCCAGCAAAGAAAGCTAAGAGCAAAAAGGACGCCTGCTACCACAAGGTAAAAGCATCCTATAAAGTATTCCCTAGTGCCTACGCCTCAGGAGCTATAGCCAAATGCCGTAAGAAAGGGGCCGGAAGGAAGAAGTAATGGCTGTAAGAAAGACAGCCAAGGGTGCAGCCTTGAAGCGTTGGTTCAAAGAAAAGTGGAAAGACGAAAAAGGGAACCCGTGTGGATCTTCAAAAAACAAGGGAGTGAAGAAGTGTCGTCCCAGCAAAAAAGTTACAAAGAAAACCCCAGTCACATGGAAAGGCGTCGGCAAGCGTAAGGCTTCTGTCGTAGCCGAAAAAAAGCGTGTTGGCATGGGAAAACGAACATCATCAATCCGAAAGCCAGCTAAGAAAAAGACCAGCAATGCCCGCAAAAAGAAAACCTAGCAACCCAATTCGAAAAACTACCAAAGGCAAAGGAGCTAATTACCGCACCGCAAAAGCTGGTGCCGGTATGACCAAGAAGGGCGTAGCCGCATATCGCAAAGCTAATCCCGGATCCAAGCTCAAAACTGCTGTTACCGGCAAGGTAAAGAAGGGGAGTAAAGCGGCTAAGCGTCGTAAAGCTTTCTGCGCGCGATCTAAAAGTTGGAATGGTGAGCGAGGTAAAGCCGCCCGCCGTCGTTGGAAGTGTTAATGGAAGATAACGACGATACCCAACAGCTCCAGGATCTCATCCGCATTGATCCGGAAGTGTGGTTCAGTACATTTGCGGTCATTAAAGATAAACGCGGTAAAGATATTAAACCCGCAGCAAATACTTTGCAGAAGCGAATGTTTGCACACTACAGAAAATGCCAGATTGAGGATAAGCCATGCAAAATGATCATTCTAAAACCACGGCAAAAAGGCGCGAGCACTTGCGCCCAGGCGCTCACTTACCATCATATGCGAAAGCACGACAATCTAAGCGGCAGCTTGATGGGGGATATCAGCGGGACGAGCGACAAAGTGTTCGAGATTTACCGGAGATATGCGGAGAACGACATATTTCCATGGGATCCAA